GTTCTATGCCCGCCTACCAATACCGCACCCGTATATGTTGGTACATCCAATGTATCAGCGACAAATGGTGTGCCATTCTATCCGGGGGTCGCAATTGTGATCCCAATTGATGACCCAGCCAAACTGCACATTTTTGCAGCAACAAATCAGACTGTTGCATGGATGGTGCTCTAATGTTCCACATTCTTGCTAGTGCAAACGGGATTTATCCAGGCAGCGAAACCAGTCCAGGTTTTCCGGTGACAGGTGATCCTGATACTGGAATTTGGTCCAGCGGCCCCAATGCTCTTGATGTATCCATTGCTGGGGCAACCAGAATACACTTGTCCGAATCCGACTCGTTGTACTATGCCAATTTCACTTCGTACACGGCTGATGGCGTGTTTGATGTCGAGAATGGTGCTCGACCGGTGACGATCCGACTGCCGAATGGTAACAGTCGCTTTCGCTTTGGATACCACGATGGCGGTAGCGGCGAGTATAGCCCCAGTCTTGGGATGCAGTTTGAAGCGTCTAGCTACAACCCCAATCTTAATTGCATCCAACTGCGCGTGCAGGGGGACACGGCTAACCGATTCCAAATCACGTCAGGACTGCAACTACAATGGGGGCCTGGTAACACTGCGATTGATACCGAATTGTATCGCAGTGCTGCTGATACATTGCATACACCAGATACGTTCATTGTTGACACAAATCTGGCAGTTGGTGCAACAGCGTTCGGAACTAATGCTGATAAAGTCATCGCCATTGGAGATGGTACGGCTCCGACAACCTCACCTGCAAATACAGTGCAACTGTATTCTGAGGGTGGTGAATTAAAGGTTCGTAATGGGGATGGCACCGTAACAAATCTGTCAGCACTAACTGGCCCCGCGTAATGGTATTGAATAATGGCCATCCCTACAACCTACTATGGCACACTAAGCGAAGCTCAAGATTACTTTGATGCACGCCTGCACGAGTATGCTTGGAGTGAAGCAGACCCCGCAGATAGGCCCAAGGCCCTACGTGCGGCCACAATCATCCTCGACACCCTCAACTATAAGGGGCAGAAGAATGCGGTTTATGCACTTCTTGAAGCTGATCCTGACGCGACTGATGAAGAAATCCGCACTGCTGAATCTTCACAAGCGCTTGAGTTCCCTCGTGGCGATGATGATGAAGTTCCCGAAGCGATTCGTATAGCCTGCTACGAGATCGCACACGCGATGCTTGATGGTAAAGACCCTGAGCTTGAGTTGGAAAACCTTGGCATTAGCTCACAAGGAATCTCTTCGCTACGAACCACCTACAACCGAAATCAAGTCCCTATAGAGCACATCATCAATGGTGTGCCTAGCTCGTCCGCCTGGCGGTTGATCTTGCCATTCCTACGTGACGACGACGCTGTTCGACTACTGCGAGTAACGTAACTCGCGCTTTCTACCGGCCTTCTGCCGGGAACTGTTGGCGGACCCGATCCAGCAGTGTCTCGTATTTGAGGGGAACAATAGTTTACTGGAGATATCATGTTCATCGATTTGTACAACGCTCAACTCATCTGTTTTGACAACGAAGGTGAAGGCGGTAGCGAAGGTGATACCGATGGCGGCAATGACGCCGGCAGCACCACCCAAAAGGCAACCTTCGATGATGCTCAGCAAGAGTTCGTCAACAAGCTGTTGGCCGAAGAGCGGCGCAAGACGGCACAGAAGGCCGAGAAGGAAGCGGCACAACGCGAGAAGCAACGCATTCAGGAACTTCTGACCGAGAAAGACCTTGGCGAGAAGCAGCGTGCCAAGCTCGAAGAGGATTACGAAAACGCCATGAAGCGGCTCCGATCCAAAGAGGATCAGGACAAATATGAACGTGAGAAGGCCAAGAAGGAATATGACGAGAAACTGTCAGCGGCCGAAAAACGGGCGCAAGCGATAGCTGAAAAGTACCGCAAGTCACAAATCTCGCGTGCCTTGCAGGATGCGGCCGTCACTGAGGACGCCTACAATCCGAACATCGTCGTGACCTACCTTGAGAACAAGGTGAAGTGGAACGACGATACGGAAGAGATTCTGGTCGAACTGACAGTTCCGACCAATGAAGGCAAGGAAGAGCCTGCACTGATGACGCCACACGAGGCGGTAAAACGAATGAAGACGATGGTGCAGGAGTTTGGTGGGTTGTTCAAGTCAAACGTCGTTAGCGGCATCGGTGGAACATCCGGTGCTGGTGGCGGGAGTGGAAAGATCGACCCCGCAAAATTGACGATGGACGAGTATATGGAGATTCGCCAAAAGAATCCAGAGAAGCTAGGTCTGTCACGCCGGCACTAATCGTCTGCTTGGAAAACAAGCCCTACCGGTGGGACACCGGGCTCTCATAAGTACCTCGCCTTTCTGCGAGGGCCTCAAGTGGCATTCTGCCACTTTGTGTATCGACTGTAAGCGTTTTGCAGTCACTTCTTTGTGGCATGTTGCCACTATGTTTCAAAAACTGCTTGAGGTAACAATGAATTCTCTCTACATCAATGCGGCGCTGATCTGTTTCGACAACAGCCCGTACATCCCGGAATTGTGGGCTCGCGAAGGCTTGGCCATTCTTGTCGAAGACATGGTAATGGGCAGCCTCGTTCACCGTGATTTCGAGTCCAACATCGCCAAGTTTGGTGACGTGGTTCACACCGCTCGCCCGGCCGAACGTTCCATTCGTCGGCGCACTGACAGCGATGACTACGACACGACTGCCACGTCGGCGACCGACGTGCCTGTGTCGTTGAACCAATGGTTCTATGACTCGTTCATCATCAAGGATGGTGAGCAGAGCATGTCCTTCGCCGATCTTGTGCAGAAGCATCTCGACCCTGCCATGCAGAGCATGTCGCGTGCTATTGACCGCGCCGTGTATGGTCGCATCTCGGCCTTGCTCAAGACCCCCACGACCCGTGCCGGTCGCTTGGGTGCATTGAGCAACTCGAACGCCAAGGATTATGTCCTTGACGCTCGCGAAATGCTGCACGTCCAAAAGGCTTACGAATTGGGCCGAAACCTCGTCCTGGCTCCATCAAGCGAGACCGCGATGTTGAAGACTGACCTGTTCGTGAAAGTCAATGAGAGCGGCAGTGATGCGGCTCTGCGTCGTGGCTTCCTGGGCAAAATCCTGGGCTTCGACACGTTCCGCGACAACAACGCGAACTCCATCAATAGCACCAGCGCGGTTGATACTGCTGCTGGTACTGTGACGGCGGCGCTGGCTGCGGGCGAATTGGCTTCTTCCGAGGCCACCACGATCACCGGCTACAACGTCGTGGTCGGTGAATTCGTCACCATTGCTGGCAACGATCAACCGCAGTACGTCACTGCCCGCACTCTCAATGGTGCAGACACGGACGACGTGACCCTGAATGAAGCAAACAAGTACGCTTCTGGGGCTGGTGCGGCTCTGACGATCTATAAGGCGGCAACAGCGGTTGACGCTGCGTATGCTGCTGGTTGGGCAAAAGCCATTCCGGTGACGCACACCAGCGGCAAACCGCCGCAAGTGGGTCAGTTGCTCGCCTTCGGCACGTCCACACGACACACCTACACCATCATCGAAGTCGCTGTTGTTTCGGCGACGAAGACGCAGGTGTGGCTGGATCGTCCGCTGGAAGTCGCCGTGGCTGAAAACGATAAGGCGTTCCCCGGTCCGACTGGCTCTATAAACTTGGCCTTCCATCGTGATGCAATTGCGCTGGTTAGCCGTCCTGTCGCTGAACCCCCGAATGGGACTGGTGTCATGTCGGCCATTGGCTCGCACAACGGTGTTGGTATGCGAGTGGTCATGCAGTATGACTCCGTAAAGGGTGGTACTCGCGTGAACTTTGACTTGCTCGCCGGTGTGGCCATTCTTGACCCGAACCTGGCGGTCATCCTGTTGGGCTAAACCCAATCGCTTGTAACCCAAGAGGCACTCGCCTCGGAGCAATCCGAGGCGAGTGCCATCTTTAGCTATGGAGTGAAGCGATGGAGTTTGTCGCAATCCTACGTGAATTTGGCCCACTTGCGGGTGCGGTCATATTCTTCATGTGGCGTGACTGGAGGCGCGAAGATCGTTCAACGACTCGAATAGAGAAGTTGGAGGATGAAATGCGAGAAGTCATTCTTCCACTGGTTGGCGAATGTAACTCTGTGATTGCACAGAACACTGCTGTTATGCAGAGGCTCGAAAGCATCTTAGAGGACAACAGCCGTGGGAAACAAGAATCTTGAACTGCGGATACGGGCTGCCATATATAGCTTAAAACGCGAATATGGCGACCGTATCGATATCTATAACCAGGAATCGGCAACGGCCGATCCTGCGACTGGAGTACGCACTGTTGAATCAACAGTGACCACCATTCGTCGTGCTGCGGTTTTACCGGCTGATGTCGCTCGACGTGAGTTCCGGGGATCACCGGTTGTCTCGGCTTCTGGGCAACTACTGCAAGGTGGCTGGCTTGTAGACACCACGCATGTCTTTGTCATCGATAAACGAGATGCACGCACACTTGTTCTGAATGCTTCTGATTGGATCGTTTATGAACAAAAACGGTGTAGCATTGCGGCTATTCAAGTTCTCCCATGTAACACGGGATGGATAGTTCAAGCTAAAGCGTTGATGGGCGACACGTTCGTCCAAATACATCAACTCAGTGCCGGCAATACGCTGGACTTGTCGGAGGAAACTGATGCCAGCGAATCCGAACTGGGCTAGATGGTCCTTTGCATCGATGGCAGCTTACCTAAAGGAAGTTGCTACAGATGCACAATTGCCATCACTTATCGAAGGCTTTGATATCCGCAATGAAGCATTTGAAAATGCTGGTGACAGGGCTGAAATCCGTGTCACCGGCCCGTTCACCTGGGAGCGTAGTCATGGTTTCTACCAGTTGGACCTCCTGGCGAATGTTCTTTTGACGAGTTACTTCAACGGTCCTCAAAAGAACGCTTACAGTATTCATACCAACCTCGGGTTGTTCCATGAGGCAATGGATATGGTCATCCCTGTCTTTAAGCTCGGTAGCGAGCAAGGCGATGACGATGAAGTGCAGATTGGCTGCTTGTACCCAGTCGGCACTGTGAGCGTGTATCACTTTGGGCAAATCAATAAGACCGAGCAAGCAAAGCAAGGTCTGGTTGATGCCCGGTACAGGATGGAACTGTCTGACTGATCTGCTGATACCGCACTCGGCTATTGCTGTGCGGGCTTCTTCAAATATCTAGCTGGCCGACTCTCGGCAGCTTGTTACACAGCAAAATAAGGAAACCCCAATGGCTAGAATCGAGCTACGCGATGCGACGATACGCATCAAAGACGGTCTCAGTGGGACCGCCGCTATAAACGATGCCGGTGTGATGGCCGGCGACAGTGAATTCGACATCAACACCGTGGCGTTGAACACAACGCTCACGCAGCAAATCCCAATCGGTGCCAGGTTCACTGTTGCCAGTGAAACAGGTTCGCCTGTTCATACGGTGACTGGGCGTACTGGTCCAGACCCCACAACCAATATCGTCTTCACGCCTGGTCTGGCGACCGGTGTTGCCAACTTGGCTGTGGTCACTTTCCTGCCTCAGCAGATTGAAGTGAAGATTGGCAGCGGAAACCTGACGTATACCGAGACCAAGAACTACGAGTATGAACTCGACCGTGGAAACCTCGATACAGTTCGCGAGGGAGACGAGGCTCCAATGGAAGTCAACATGGAGTTTGTCTACGAGTTTGTCCGCACTGGCACTAATGAGAACATCACGCCGGTTGATGCACTAAAGGGTGTGGGCGGCTCGTCCGAATGGGTCAGTTCGGCGACTGACCAGTGCGAACCCTATGCAGTGGATATGGAAGTCGAGCATAACCCACCCTGTGGTACGGCTGAAACCGAGACTACTCTTTTCCCAGACTTCCGACGTGATTCGCTCGAATTTGATCTGAGCGCCGCGACCATCGCTGTTGCCGGCAAGTGCAACGCCAGCGAGCCCACGATCACTCGGTCGTAACTGACGACCCTCTTGTGATCGTGTTTCCCTTTAACCTTCAACCAAGTGAGTAAAGTCACATGGCCAGAATAGAATTGCGTGATGCGACGATTCGCATCAAAGACGGGTTTGGCGGGACTGCCAAGGTAGATGATTTGTCTATCTCTGGTTCCGACACGACCCTGGAGATCGACACGTTGGCAAGCCTGCCTAACAGTGCAACGAAAGTTCCTGTTGGTGCCAGGTTCACCATCGATACTGTGGCTGACACCGTGTTTACGGTGACTGCCAAGAACGACAACCAACAGTACACGTTGACGATCACGAGTGCCTCAGGTGGCAACTTTGATCTAGTTGTTGACGGTCAAGCCGTTGATGACATTGCCCACGACGCTGATGCCACTGCCATTGCCACTGCAATCAATGGCGTGCTTGGTGCTGGTAGTGTCAGCGTGACGGGCTCTGGGCCGTTTGTCATCGAGTTCATTGGTGACTACGCCGGCATAGCTGTCGTGGCCACAATTGATGACACCGATCTCACGGGTGCCGGTAGTGAAGAAGGCACCCTGGTGGAACTTCATGCGGGTGGTTCAACCTGGCAGCTTACTTTCACACCTGCGTTGGATGGTGGTGATCTGCCCGCCAATGACGATGACATCACTTTCCTGCCTCAGCAGATTGAAGTGAAGATCGGTGATGGCAATCTCACCTACACCGAGACCAAGAACTACGAGTATGAACTCGACCGAGGGAATCTCGATACGGTTCGGGAAGGTGACGAAGCGCCAATGGAGATCAATCTGGAGTTCGTCTACGAACATGTTCGGACGGGCACCAACGAAAACATCTCCCCTGTTGATGCCTTGAAAGGCATCGGCGGTGCTGTGGGTTGGTTCAGTTCGTCAACTGATCCGTGCGAGCCTTACTCTGTGGACATCGAAGTCGAACACAATCCGCCTTGTGGTACGGCTCAGACCGAGACAACGCTTTTCCAGGATTTCCGACGTGATTCACTGGAATTTGATTTGAGCGCCGCAACCATCGCGGTCGCCGGTAAGTGCAACGCCAGCGAGCCTACGATCACCCGGTCGTAGTAGCACGCTGAGCTTCTTTAGTTTTGTTCACTG